CTGCCATGTGCAATTCAGCAACGCGTCGCGTGTCATCACCCATCATGGTCGTGCCACGGGGCGAAGGAACGGGATGCCTGTATCGCGGCAGTATGCGTCCACTTGTTGGCCCCAGAGTTCTTCCAATGCTTCGACCATCGCGGGCATCTGGTCGCAGACTGCGTGGGTTTTGCCGGTGATGTGTCCGACTTCCATGCTGCCGATTGCGAAGATGATTAAGTATAGTGAGGTCATTGTTTTTGCTCCAGTTCTGCAAGGGTGGTGCGGGCTATATGTGCGGCCCATCCTTCCCCTACGTTTATTTTCTCCAAAGCCTCCACCGCCTTCGCCAGCTTGGCCTCCAGCACCGCAGAGGCGTCAACAAGATCGGCGCGGATGTATTCTTTCACGTTTTGATCTGCCGGATACATATCACTATTCCATTCTGGCCGCATATTGAGCCTTGATGGATAAGGTAAATCCCAAACCCAAGCCTGTATCCGTTCTGGTGCGTCAGTCATGGGCGCTCGGCCCTCGGGTAGTTTCCATTTGGTCATCCACGCATCCCCTCTGCATCGTCCAGCGCGCCAGCCTTGTACTGGCACCAGTCTGGCGTCATCATGTCGGCAGGCAGCTGACGCCCTTTGCCGTCCTCGCCTTTGTTCCAAACGCAGACGTTGTTGATGCGCCCCTTGCAGTCGAACCGTCCGCTTTGGCACTTGGCCACCAGCTTTCCCGGCTCGTCGTCCCACTCAATGACCACAGGGCCAAATGTTTGTTGGTATCCAGTCATGTGTCCAATCTCCATTCCATGTTTCTGTTTCTGATCCAAATCGGCCCGTCGTGGCTGAACCATTGCCCGCGGCCAACACGCTCTTGCGGGTCATCAGACATCTGCCATCTCCACAAGGCGTTGCAGGTGGTGGATAGCTTTCTTGATGTCATCGAGGCCACCCTTCTGCCGCTCACGTGCGAGGTACGCAATCGCCACCCCCTTGTGATAGCCGCGGTACTCCTCTGGTGTGAACCATGCTTCCATGGCCTGCCATGGCTGGATGCCCATGTCCTTATAGTGGTTGCCGCCGACCTGATGTTGCAGGGCTGTCTCCTGCTCCAGCACTTCCCTTGGTGTCCCGATCCGGTCGATTATGCTCTGGGCATAATCTGCGCTGACATTGCACATCTCGGCCAGCACCGCGGCACTGGGCAGCGCGCTGTTGTCGATCCACAGCTGCACCAGTCGTTTCCATACCAGTTCTTCATTCGCGTCCATGCGTTCTCTCCTTGAGTATTGCCGCGACATCCGCGGCGTTATCTTCGTTGATGACAAGGGCGGTGCCGCCCGAGCCGGTGATCTGCCGCAGGTTCAACTCCTGCAACTTGGTCGGCTTGTTCTTGCCAGCCTTGCACTCGATGCCGAAGAACAAGCCCTTGTAGCAGGCCACGATGTCGGGCACGCCCGACATGCCGAAGCCGCCGCTGACGGGGTAGAAGTAATAGGCGCCCAGCGATTTAAGCTGGGCGACCACCTTGTCTTTGACTTTTTTCTCAGGCGTTTGTGCCACGCAACCTCTCCTCTGCTGTCTCCACAACCCACCATGTGTCCTCGTCAACACGCCGCCCGACACCGAAAACAGCGCTATCCGTCGGATTCGGCGGCATCATATTGAGGACCGCTAGGCGGTCCTTGACCCACTCGGGTATCTTCTCGAAGCTGGAGTATACTATTAAACGTGGAGTGTCAACAGGACAGTATCCGATGTAACTCATTACTACTTTACCCTCAGGCTCCATCTTTATGCGCCAGACATAATCTTCATGCGCGTGGCACACCATGTTGAGCATGTCTGCCCACGCGGGATACCGCTTGTCTTCAGTCATTGGGAACAGAACTCCATGTGTTGTTGGCCTTGTTTGCTGGTAGTGTTGCCTCGGTCACGGTGATGTATACCTCGTCACCGCTGTTCCGATACAACATCTCGCGCACAGCGTCGGGCGTGCCACCAACGCTCAGCATGATGTCGAGCCACCGGTCAGTGTCGTCCAGCATACTCACAAACTCGCTCGGGCTATACCGCTTGCGGTTCCAGCTTGGGGGCATGCTGTCCCGCATCATGGGGATCGTCACGTTATACCAGTCGCGACACTCGGCGTAGCGGGTGCGTGCCAGAACCACCCTTGCCGCTTTGCGGTCCACAACCTGACGCGCGAACACCCCGTTGGTCTGTACGGTGTCGCCATAGACCGTGACGCTGCGCCAGACAGGATATACTGTGCCGTCACTCCAGCTGCCGATCTGCAGTCGCTGGCACTCCCTGCTCATGAAGTGGTTGTGGGGCATGAAGGTGCTCGCAAACGTGGCGGTCGATTGTGACGCCCACCCATGGACCACATAGCTGTTGTTGGGTCGCCATGTCACCACGTCGGTGTCGTGATACTTGAACGCAACGTCGCCGTTCTTGCGGATACGCACGCTCATCTGCTTACTGCTCTCCTTACCCTTGATGCGACGCTCGTCGCCGTGGTCGTGACCGCGCTTGGTCTTGCAGCTCTCATAAAAGGCGACCGCCTCGGCGTGGTTGTTGATGCTGCGCGCAGCGCAGGAATACATGTTAAGTCCGAACATTCCGATTCTCCTTGGTTGTTATGCGTCGCGCATAATTACGCGGCTTCGTCTTGCTCTTCTTCGATCTCGTTGGCTTCGAGCGCTTCGATCACGGCCTCATCGCTTGTGAGGTATTCGTGCTCCCGCTCAAGAGAGCTGTAGAGCCAGTCTGCCAAGTCGGTGAACAGGCAGATCAACGTCTGCTCGATGTGGTCGATGATAGCACCGTCGACCTCGTCTGGGTCCCGCTCGTCGTAATGCTCCCACTCGCCGATCTGCATGGTGTTGGAGTGCCAGTAGTGACTGCTGTTGCGCGACACCACGGCGTAGACCGGGCCATAGATGCGGGCCAGCAGGCACAGCTCGTCGGCGATGCGGTGAAGCTCCTCGTCGCCGCAATACTCGCGGATCTTTGCCGGTGCGAGGTCGTAGGTCGGCGTATACCCCGAGCGCGTGTTCAAACTTAACGCTTGCGCCCTATAGCGCCCCGTCCACGATGCGCCGTCGCCCTGTGACCAGAAGCCCGAGAAGCACGGCTCGTTCTTGCCCAGCTCGATACCCATGATCTCGCAGATCTGATTGAAGTCGTCGTAGACGCTGTCCCACCAGTCGTGGGTGACGTTGAAGTCGCGGTGGGCGTCGATGAACGCTTGTGAATAGGCCATTTTCTTTCTCCTTGATTATGCCCGAGGCATAACGCCTCGGTGCGTTACGTCAGAACTGACCCGACGACACGTGGACAGTTGTGCCGAAGGGTGGGTTGCAGCTTTTGTTGTCGACGATGACCCACAGCACAGGGCAGGCCCAGTCGCCCCAGCTGCCGCCCAGATAGCCGTCGGTGAACACGACAGCGCATTGTGCGTTGATGCGCTCGGCGCGCATGTGGTCAGGCACGCACTCGACCATTGTGCCACCGCCACCGGCAGTCTTGGTGCTCTGGATCATGGTGGCGATCTCGACACCCTCGTAACGCTCGTCGGCACAGATCGCCGTGTCCCAATACAACAGGCGGACAGCCTCGGGATGAACGGTATCGGCGATGCCCTGCACCTCGGACAGCATGCGTTGTATCTCCCGCGCACCGATCGAACCCGACATGTCAGGGGCGATGACGATCTCCCCGATCTGCTCGCTGACGCCGGACGGCATATACATGCCCGCGCTGAGATAGCGACGGTTGGGCCTGCGCCATGTGGAATAGTCGGACCCTGTGCATGTGGTCTGTACAAACTCACGCAACACCTCGCGCCAGTCTTGCTGTGGCTGCAACAGATCGCCGAAGTCACGATCGCCACCCGTACCCAGCTTGCCTGCGGCCATGGCGCCCTGCCGCACCGCCTCGTCGATGTCACGGGCCAGCGCCTGCTGCTCCTCGGCAGTCATCTCCTTGGCCTCGTCCCACATGTGGTCGTCGAAGCCCTCACCCGCGCCGTCACCGTCGCCCTCGCCCGCGTCCCCTTGGCCCTTGCCGCCACCTTGCTCCTGCTCCTGCTGCAAGTCGCGGAACACACGCGCGCTGTCCCATCCGCAATACTTGGTGTCGTAGCACCCCATCTCCAGCGGGCCCGTCATGGTGGCAAACTTGTCTGACCTGTTGTCGTCAACGAGTTGTGTGTTGATGACGTAATCACAGGCGATGTTGGCCAGCTTGGCGTCGATGTCATGCATCCAGCGCCACGTCGTCAGGTGGCGATAGAGCTTGTGATACACCTCGTGCAGCATGAGGAAGCGAAGCTCGGCGTCGTGCAGCGAGTCGACGAACGACCTGTTGTAATACTCGTCCTTGCCGTTGGTCGCAGCGGTCTTGATGCGGGGGTGGTCGGCCTCGACAACCGACCGGTTGCCGATAAGCAGGACGCCGGACAGCGCCCTGTATTTGCGGTTGGCCATGATGTCGATGGCAGCTTTTTGCAGCCGTTGTTCTGCTGTAAGTCTGACGTGTAACATGTTGTTGTTCCTTTCTTTATGTGTTGCGCATAATCGCGCGGCGCAAGTTGTTACCAATTTAGCGACGGCAATGCCACCAGAGCCGCCTCCATGTCGCGCTTGAGGTCGGCGCGGAACCCCTCGTTCTTGATGAGGTCTTCACGGCACACGCCGGACAGGGCCGATGTCAGTTTGCGCTGTGCCAGCTGCAAGGCAGGGTCGTTGGTGAAGTTGCAGTGCTCCAGCATGTCAGCGAGGTGCTGCACGTGCTCGATGGTGCTGTCGTAGATCTTGCCCTTCTTGCCGTCGACGTCCACGTCCAGCTGCTTGACGAACCTCTCAAGCTCGGTGTGCAGGCGCTCCCACAGGTCGCCCATGGCCCGCTCCATCTGCGTCTGGTAGAAGGTCTCATACTGTGCACGCAACGCCTCCTGTGCATCGTTCTCGATCTCGACACGCCAGTCGCCCGCGTCAGGCACGGGGATGTATGACATGCGGAACGCGAACTTGCTGCGGATGCTGTCGGTTGTGGGATACTCGTCACGGTGAAACAGATTGCCGAGCTTGATGTGCATCTGTGCGACCTGCCAGTCGTATGCGTCGAGGAACGTGTCCACGAGCCGGTCGAACTCGGCCTGCATCTGCGTCATCTGCTTGTGGTAGTCGAAGTATTTGGCCGTCGGCAGCAGGCGCAGGCCGCTGTCGGACCATGGCACGGTCATGTTGTAGTGAAGCGCGCGTGTGTTGGCCGCGAACTTCTGGACTACCACCAGTTCCGCGCATCCGTACATGAGGTTCTTGATGAAGTTGCCCGCAGACCGGGACGCATAGTTCTGGCTCAACACGTCGGCTGTGGCGCTGCGGTCCTTCTTGCGCGCGGTCCATGTGCTGATGCCCAGCTCGACGAGCATAGCCGAGGATGAGATTGTCGGTGCCGACACGGTCGGTGTGTTCATATAATTCATTGTTGTTCTCCGTTGTCATAGGCCACGTTGTGGCCGAGGTTATGCCCGAGGCATAATCACCTCGAGGCTTCGTTAGACCGTCGTCAGACGTCTGCTGCGAAAAGGTGCGCGTTCTTGCGCGCCCATGTGGTGAAGGCAGCGTGGGTCATCATCATGCCCTGCTTGCTGTAGCCCTTGGCGCGCACGCCGTTGGCGAACATGCCTGCCGCCTCGGCGGGCAGCCTGTCGAGGTAGGTCATCCACGCGTCGATCCATTCACGCTCGATGATGGACAGCGTGCGATACACGATCATACACACGGCAGCGGCACCGGCTGGTACCTTGGCGTTGAGAGGGTCGCGCTTGATGGACTCGAGGCTCGGCAGATCGTCGGCAAGGTGCGTGAACGCCATGAGGTCCACGGCACCGCGCTCGCCAATGGCACCGATGAGGCCCGCCGTGATGGTGTGGTCGTCCAGCACGTCACGCAGCTTGACAAGGTCCGACGCTGTCTCCAGCGAACGCAGTGTCACAAAGGCCTTCCGCTG